TGATGGTTCGTTTACAGTCGAAATTAAAAACGTCACGAACAACGCCTACTCTGAAGCGATTAAATTGAACTACGCCATTTTCCACACGGAGAGTTAAATGCCGCTTGTTAAATCAAAATCACCCGAAGCCTTCCGCAAGAACGTCAAAGCCGAGGTCAAAGCTGGTAAACCAGTTAAGCAAGCCGTGGCTATTGCGTACTCTGTGAAGCGTGAGGCTCAAAAGCCCTCAAAAAAAGGTAAATAATGGCTGATCCAACCGGAATGGTCGCGGCGGCTAATGTAGCCGCTGGCGGCAAGCCCAAGAACAGTGACTCTGAAATTCTGGCCACCGCCCGGTCTCGGCTGGATATGTCCATGTCGTGCTACTCGGAAAGCCGTGAAGACGAGGTGGACGACCTGCGGTTCTACGCTGGATCGCCCGACAACCATTGGCAGTGGCCTGCTGACGTTCTGCAAACCCGTGGTGCGGTGCAGGGCCAGACAATCAACGCCCGCCCATGCCTGACGATCAACAAGCTGCCGCAGCATGTGCGCCAAGTGACCAACGACCAGCGGCAAAACCGCCCTGGTGCCAAGGTCATTCCTGTTGACGACAAAGCTGACGTCAAGGTAGCTGAGATTTTTAACGGCATGATCCGGCACATCGAGTACATCTCGGATGCCGATGTGGCCTATGACACCGCCTGTGAAAACCAAGTGGCTTTTGGCGAAGGTTACATCCGCCTGCTGACCGAGTATTGCGACGACAACACATTCGACCAAGACATCAAGATCGGCCGGATTCGCAACAGCTTCAGCGTCTACATGGACCCCACCATGCAAGACCCTACTGGCGCAGACGCCAAATGGTGCTTTGTGACCGAGGACATCAGCAAAGATGACTTTGCCCGCATGTACCCCGATGCTGCGCCCATCACGACCCTCCAGTCGTTGGGCATCGGTGACCAGTCAATCAGCAACTGGCTGAACGAAGACACGATCCGCATTGCGGACTACTATTACATCGACTACGACAAAGCCACGTTGAACCTGTACCCAGGCAACGTGACTGCGTTTGAAGGCACCCGTGAGGACAAAGAGCTCAAAGCCATCTACGGAAAGCCTAAAAACACACGCATTTCTGACCGCCCGAAGGTCAAGTACTGCAAGATCAACGGTTACGAAATTCTTGAGCAGCGCGAGTGGGCAGGCAAGTACATTCCTGTGATCCGCATTGTCGGCAACGAGTTTGAAGTGGATGGCCGCTTGTACGTGTCGGGCTTGGTGCGCAACGCCAAGGACGCCCAGCGTATGTACAACTACTGGGTCAGCCAAGAAGCCGAAATGCTGGCGCTGGCCCCCAAGGCACCGTTCATTGGTTATGGTGGTCAGTTTGAAGGCTACGAAGAAAAGTGGAAGACTGCCAACACGCAGAACTGGCCCTACCTTGAGGTCAATCCTGACGTTACAGACGGCCAAGGTGCCGTGCTGCCACTACCCCAGCGGGCACAGCCGCCGATGGCCTCCAGCGGCCTCCTGCAAGCCAAGGCAGGCGCTGCCGAGGACATTAAGGCCACCACAGGTCAGTACAACGCATCGCTGGGTATGGGTTCCAACGAACGCTCCGGCAAAGCCATTTTGGCCCGCCAACGTGAGGGCGATGTGGGCACGTACCACTACGGCGACAACCTTGCCCGTGGTGTGCGGCATGTGGCTCGTCAACTGGTGGACCTGATTCCCAAGATTTACGACACGCAGCGCATCGCCAGGATTATTGGTGAGGACGGCGAGACCAAGATGGTCAAGATCAACCCCGAGCAGACTGAGCCGGTCAACGAGATTGTTGACGACCAAGGCGTTGTGCTTGAGAAAATCTATAACCCTTCTGTCGGCAAGTACGATGTTGTGGCCATCACCGGCCCAGGTTACGCCACCAAACGCCAAGAGGCGCTGGAGGCCATGGCCCAACTGTTGCAGGGCAACCCTCAACTGTGGCAGGTTGCCGGTGATCTGTTTGTCAAGAATATGGACTGGCCCGGTGCTCAAGAAATGTCCAAGCGGTTTGCCAAGACCATTGACCCCAAAATCTTGGCCGACGATGACAAGTCACCAGCGTTGCAGGCCGCCGAGCAGCAGATGCAGGCTATGGGCGCTGAAATGGAGCAGATGCAGCAGATGCTTGCCAACGTGGGCAAGTCCATCGAGGTGCAAGAGCAGCGCCGCAAGGACTACGAGGCCGAGATCAAGGCGTATCAGGCCGAGACTCAGCGCATCACGGCCACACAAGCCGGGATGAACGAGCAGCAGATTCAGGACATCGCCATGGGCGTGGTGGCTGCGGCAATGGAGTCCAATGGTCAATTGAACGGCATCCCCGACATGCCTGGTCAAGAGATGGACATCGGCATGGAGGGTATGCCTGAGATGCCGCAACCCATGCAAGCAATGGAGATGCCACAATGAACGCATCACAATTCGTAGGCCACCTGTTCCTGAGCCGGGACGTGGCGCACAGCGTACACCTGAACACCCGCAGCTTCTCCAAGCACATGGCGTTGCAGACGTTCTACGACCAGATCATTGACTTGGCTGACAAGTTTGCCGAGGCGTATCAAGGGCGCAACGGACTGATTGGTCCGATTGCCGTACCCGCTGCCAAAAAGACCACCAACATCATTGAGTTCTTGCAAGCCGCTATGGCCGAGGTGGAAGAAGCCCGGTATGAGGTCTGTCAGAAAACCGACACCCCGATTCAGAACATCATTGACGAAATCGTTGGGTTGTATCTCAGTACCCTGTATAAGTTAAAATTTCTTGCATAAGGAGCCATCATGCCGGTTAATCTTTCCGCCTTGGGCGGCGCGGGTCAACAGTTTTTTGACAACAATGGCAACGTGCTCACTGGTGGCAAGCTGTGGTCTTATCAAGCTGGCACAACCACGCCTCAAACCACGTACACCAGCGCCAGCGGTGCGACAGCGCACACAAACCCAATTATTTTGGATTCTGCTGGCCGTGTGGCAACCGGTGAAATTTGGGTGACTGCTGGTCAAAATTACAAGTTTGTGTTGATGACCAGCGCCAATGCCACGTTGGCAACTTGGGACAATATCACGGGAATTAATGGTACGGGAATTACCAGCAACGCATCCACAGTTGTTTACGATCCAGCAGGCACAGGGGCAGTTGCTACTACGGTTCAAGCTAAATTGCGCGAGTCTATCAGTGTGAAAGACTATGGGGCTGTTGGCGATGGAACCACAGATGACTCGACTGCAATTCAGAATGCAGCCAACGCTGCTCAAAACTCTACTTTGTTTTTTCCGCCAGGAACTTACATTTGTGCCAACGTCACGCTGCCTGCAAACATTACGTTGACAGGCGATGCCACCATCAAACTCAAAGCACTTCCATCACTCAACTTTTCTCCGATCTTCAACCTTGCCGGAAGTGATGTGCGTGTGCAAGGGTTAATATTTGATGGAAACCGAGCAAACCAACCAGCCAACGGGTTTTCAGATTCTTGGGCCGGAGGCCCAAACGGAACAGGTAAAAGCAATCGGGCTGCGTTTTTCAGTACTGCCACGGCAAGTGGTTTGGTGGTTGAGAATTGTGAATTTAGCCAGTTTTATGCGGGTTCAATTGCGCTGCGAAATTGGTCACGTGTGACGACCAGCAATTGCTATTTTCATGACTCGAATTGTGAAGCAGTTGTTTACAACCTTGGAAACGCCACTTCAGTTCAGAACTTAAAAGTTGTTGGCTGCAATTTCCGAAACATTGCAACTGGTGATGCAACCGTAAACGCCAACTGCGTTATTGCCACACTGGCCGATGGTGTGGTTGTGCAAAACAATGATGCTGCCAATTTTGAACGCAATCTTGTCAAGCTGGAAACATGCTCAAACGCAATTGTGAGTGAAAACAAAATTGCCAGCAACACACTTGAAGGCTTTAATGTTATTCAAGCTCAGACAGGCGGGACAAATATAGTTATTTCCAACAACATTCTTTCTAGCGTAAAGCGCGGAATTCTTGTTGAGTCAGGGAGTTTTGTAAACATTTCCATTATCGGAAACATATTAAAAAATGTTGCATCATCTTCTGGTGCGCCAGATGGCATTCGTGTTGCTGGTGCAACAGATGTTGTGATTTCGGACAACATTATTAACGAAGTTACCCGAAACGGCATTTATGTAAGCGATAACGTAAATTTATCTATTACAGGAAATGCCATCTACGATTCCAGCGGTACAGCTGTTGGCCCGGCGATACGTGTAGACATAGATACTGGCGTAAATGGCCGTGTTTACAGTATCTGCAATAACGTGTGCAACGGTAAGCAGGACGTAAGTGACGGTGTAATTTCCATTGGTGGCGCGGGAACATACGAAGCCATTTCCATTTGCGGAAACTCTTTAAAAGGCCGTTCTGCCACCAACTCGCGGGGTTTTTGGTCGAACTCAAGTGCTGTTTTTACAAACGGAATTTTGTCGAACAACATTTTGGCATCTGATTGCAATATTGAAATGTATCCCGGCACGGGCAGCATGTTGCAAGTTATCAACAACATGACGCCCAGAGTAGTTAACCCGGCTGGTGCTTTTGCGAGAATTGTTGGAAATGGCGCGGCTCCTCCAGTCAGCGGTACATTCTGGGTAGGCGACATTTTATTGAGTTCTGCACCTGCTGCCGGTGGAAATATTGGCTGGGTTTGCACTACAAATGGAACACCTGGAACGTGGAAAACATTTGGAGCAATTGCGGCATGATAAAAAACAACGGCTTCCACAATCGGCATTCGCCATTGAATCGGTTCTCCCCCACTTCGCTGTTTGCAAACGGCGAGCAGGGCTGGTGGTACGACCCCAGCAACTTTGCAACCTTGTTTCAAGACAGCGCAGGCACCACGCCAGTGACAGCAGTGGAGCAGTCTGTGGGGTTGCAGTTGGACTTGAGTCAGGGCGCTCCTGCAACGACTGGGCCTGAGTTGGTGACAAATGGAACTTTCCCTGTTGACATTGCAGACTGGACGATAGGTGCTAGTGCTGCGGCAATCAGAGACACGACAATTTTTACAAACGGTGGAATACGTGTTCAGGGAGGCGGGTCAGAACTTACAGCAGGCGCTAGGCAAGTCTTAAGCGGTCTTGTTGTTGGAAAGTCATACAAGGTTGTGACTAGCGCATACGCACCGTCAACAAACGGACTCGCCAATGGAGCAGTTATATCAACGTCATCCGCACCATTAATTGGTGGACCAAACACACAAGTCTCGGCGGAAGATGTAATTCAAAATATTAGTTTTACGTTTGTTGCTGCCGCCACTTCGGTAACGCTTTACTTGTTTGTGTTGAATCGAGGTGTTGCATGGGGTACTTCTTCCGACTACGCATATTTTGACAACATCACTGTCAAGGCACTCCCAGGAAACCACAGATTTCAAACCGCCTCTGGTAACCGTCCTGTGGTATCGGCAAGGGTGAACCTGTTTGTCGGAACAGCTACTCTGGCAACGCAATCGGTGACCACTCGGGCAGCTACCCACACGCTGACGTTCACGGGCACTGGCTCAATTACCTTGTCGGGCACGGCCACGGGCACGTTTACTGCTGGGACACATTCGGTCACAACGACAGCGGGGACACTGACCGCCACTGTCTCGGGCACGGTGACCCAGGCCGACTTGCGCGAGACAAACGTGGGTTTCGGGTTACCAGCGTATCAAGCTGTTGTCACTTCCACCAACTACGACACCGTTGGCTTTCCGGTCTACATCAAAAGTAACGGCTCCAACCAGTCGATGCAGACCAACAGCATCGACTTCAGCACTACGGACAAGATGACTCTGTGGCAAGGGGTACGGAAGTTCAGCGATGCCTCGGTGGGGATTATTACGGAGTTGAGTACAGTTATTGATCTAAACGCTGGCACATTTTATCTTCTCGCCCCCAATGCACCTGCGCAAGCAAGCTACCAATGGAAATCACGCGGAAGTGTTAATGCGAGTGGTTTGACAGCCTCTACTTTTGCAGCCCCAATCACCAATGTCGTTACAGGTATTGCCGACATCAGCGGCGATTCAATGATTGTTCGAGTTAATGGCTCGCAAGTTTCTACCAGCAGTGCAGATCAAGGCACTGGGAACTTTGGTAACTACCCGGCATATTTCTACTCTAGGGCAGGTTCAGGCGTGTTTTTTGGTGGCAATGACTATGGCTCAATCGCCCGAGGTGCGGCATCTACCGCAACGCAGATTGCAGATGGCGAGACTTGGCTCAATCAGCGCACAAAAGCATACTGACACTCTGAGTGATATAACCCATTAATCCCATCAAGGAAACATCATGTCTGAATTCACACCATTTTTGCAAAACGGCACAACCCGCGCTTTGACCGCCGATACCACAGCACCTACTGCGGTTCAAGTTTTGCCCACATTTACCAGTGCTCTTAACGCCCGCAATCAATTCCGAGTAGTCAATGCTGGAACTGTTGTTGCATTTTTAGGCACTGGCCCAACTGCTGCTCTTGCGGCTACAAACGCTGCACCAGTGACCACCACAGGTGATGCAATTCCGTTGCTACCGGGTGCCATTGAGGTTTTCTCTTTGGTGCCAACTTGGTACTTTACTGCTCGCACAGCGTCAGGAACAAGCCAGATTTACATCACGCCCGGTGAAGGTCTATAATTTCCCAATCCGTACCGGTGAGGTTCACCGGGAACTCAAACGAGTTAAAAATGACTGAAGAAGTCCAAACCACCTTAGCGGAAGTAGACTCCGCGCCTGCGCCAGAAGTGACGGCCACTCCTGAAGCGATTCAAAATGCGCCGGAAGTCGTCGAGAATCAAAACGATCAAGTTGAGGAGAAGAAATACTCCCAAGCTGAGATTGACGCGATGATCGGCAAGCGTCTCGCAAGAGAGCAACGTAAGTGGGAAAGAGAACAGCAACAACGTGCTGCGGAAACGCAAATCGTCAAAGCTGCACCAACGGCATCCGTTGATCAGTTTGAAAGTCCTGAAGCCTATGCGGAAGCACTGGCGTATCAAAGGGCCGAAGAACTGATTGCCAAGCGTGAGGCCGCCAAGCAGCAGTCGCAAGTTCTGGAAAGCTATCAAGAGCGTGAAGAAGCAGCGCGGGACAAGTACGATGACTTCGAGCAAGTCGCCTACAACCCCAAGCTACCGATCACCAACGTGATGGCTGAAACGATCCAGTCTTCGGACATTGGCCCCGAGTTGGCTTACTACCTCGGTTCCAACCCCAAAGATGCGGAACGTATCTCACGCATGACGCCACTCAGTCAGGCGAAAGAAATCGGAAAGATTGAGGCCAAATTGGCCAACGATCCTCCGGTAAAAAGAACCACATCTGCGCCTGCGCCGATTTCACCTGTAACTGCCCGATCCGTTGGATCGCCGTCACATGACACTACGGACCCACGCTCTATCAAGAGCATGACGACTTCGCAGTGGATTGAAGCGGAACGTGCAAGACAGATGAAGAAGATGCAAGCGCAGGCAATCCGCTAATTTTTAAAGGACTTTTGAAATGTCAAACAGCATTCTGACCATTGACATGATCACCCGCAAATCGCTGGAGATCTTGGAAAACAACCTGGTGCTCACACGCAACGTGAACCGCCAGTACGACGACAGCTTCGCCGTGGAAGGTGCCAAGATCGGCTCCACACTGCGTATCCGTCTGCCCGACCGCGCTTTGGTTACTGACGGTGCCGCCCTGCAAGTTCAGGACGACAACGAACAATTCACCACCTTGA